AGGATTGAAGTGACATCGGGGAAGTGGCGGTGGTCGAGAAGCCGTGGCTTCCTGTCGTCGACGATTTCGATTTGTTTAACACCGTAGAGCGCTCGAAGGATGAAACGCGCCGTCTTAACACGCCATCCTCCCTTTCCGATTACAAGTCCCGCTTTTCCCGGCGGGACGTGAGCGATGATTCGTCGGGAAGCAGGGTCGTACTCGATGTCTACTGGCGGATTCCACGAGGAGGAGTGGATGAAAATGCGCTCTCCCTCGCGGAACGGCGTGTTTCGGAGAAGAGCACCGGCGATTAGCTTCACTTCTATCGGGTCTACCACTTCACAACACCTGGAACGCACGGACGCCGATAATGCGTCCGTTGTCGTCTCTCACAGCAGACGCCGGGCTAGTGTCCGGCGCAACCAAGTCATTACGGTTTTTGGTAGCGGCTAGAACTAAAGTGGAAACGATGTATATCGTACCCGGTTGAGGCTCTGGGAGTCCCTCCACCACACCGAAAGAGGTGTGGTAGACAGGAATACCGTTGATTTCCGCAACCTTGATTCTTTCCGGTTTTACGCGGGCTACCTGTCCGCTCGGTGGGAAGACGGCTTTCACCTCACCGTCCTCCCCCATGATTTTTATTTCGTGGGGCGTCAAATTAACTATCTTTATTTCCCATCACCCTCCTCAAAAATTTGTTGTAAATGCCGGGGTCGGTTCGACGTCGACCCCGACGGGTTTCGGGCTTGAAGAAGCCCATCTGACGGAGTTTCCTCTCACTGAAATAGTGGATTTCGCCGTTGAGGAGAACCGGGAGGAAGTCGTCCCGTTCTCGCCGAGACCTCCGCCCTGAGGTTCTCCTCGCTTGGTCGATGAAGGAGAGTGCGTAGTTGTCCTGAATGCTCGCTTTCGTTGAGTCACGGCGTTTCTGGTACTCGAAGTGCCGCCTCGCCGCCCGCCTCACCCTCTCGACTTCGGTAGGGGTGAGGTGGGGGACGGCCGAGCGGAAGTCGCAGTTAGCGCAATCGCCGGGACAGTACGGGGACTCTTCTTTCATCTTCTTGGTCACCCGGTCACAGCGTATCCTGAACCAGGTGCAGTAGTAATCACAGAAGTCGAGCCCCTGGTCTCGCTTGAACCGCTCGTACGCTAGTCTTCGCTGCTCGGCTCTCCGGCGTTCCCGCTTCTCCTCGGGTGTCAGTAGCGACCACGGAAGGTCGCTCTCCGCTCTCCGATTTTCGCTCTCCAATTTCACTCTCATTTTATCTCGTTTCACCCGTGTGTCTTTTGAGTATTTAAGCGTTTAAACGAGGAAATGTGAAGGATAACAGTGTTATGTCTTTCGTTTATACAAGAAAATGTTAACAATCGAGCAGAGACCAACACACACCTGCGGCGGGCAGACACGAAACAACCGAAACGAACGGGAAGGAGGAGAGAGGCGGGAAAGAAGACAGTCCACGCTCTCCGTCCTCCGTCTCTCCGTATGTGTCTTTAGCAACGTATTAAATAAATACGTACATATTTAATTAATACGTTGTGGAGTGGAGGTATAGAGCGAGGCGACGCCGTTTAATATGGGGTTCCAACGACCGGAGACCGATTAGGTCGACCGAATTGATTTAGGTGAGCCGAACCGTCGAGAGGACACCATATCGTTTTGAGACTAATCGATAAGGTTCATAAGTCTCTCTCTCGCCTGGTGCACGAAAATGTTGAAAACGATTTCGAAGGTGATTGAGTATATAAGAGTTTTAACGCCTTTGTGTAAACATATTTGAAAACCAATATTCTCACATCATTTTTACCTCTAGGTAATTTAATCGAGTGTTTTTAACGTTTTTCATCTAATTCGGTTCAAAACTAGGTTCGCCGAATAGAGAGAATTCACACAAATAGATAAAAAGCGAAAAACGAATAAAATCAAAAAATAACTTATCAAAACATCTCGATTCTCAAAAACTCTCATCTAATCGATTTTCCTAGAAGGTCGCTGAAACATGAATCAAGACATATATTATTAACCGTCTCGATAAGAGACACAAAACGAGAAGGAGGTGAAAAAGACGAATCTAAGGGAGAAATACGTGATTGAGAAAGTAAACAAGAAAAAGAAAGATTCAGACTTGTGGCTGAATCTAGGACCTAGAAATAGCGAAATAAATCAAGAAATTTTCAAGTACCTCGGAACAGCGTCGAATAAAGAAATAGCTCAAATAGTGAAAGGGCTATTCTATGATTTAGCGAAGGGACACCTAAAAATTGTAAAAAACAAGTAAAATCTAAAATCTACTCTTTTTTTTGCTCAATTCTCAAAAAACCGAGATATTACGAAAAAAATCGAAAATCGAAAACGGACTGTCTTTCCCGCGCATTTTTTGGCTTTCTTCGGTCGTTATGTCGTTATGTCGTTCCAGAAGATTTAAATACGATGGTCGGTTTATTCGATATGTGATGCGCATGAGTTACAGAGAGCATGGAACCGAGCCGAGTTACACCGGAGGCATGGCTTCGATAACGTACACGCTCAGTCTTGGCGTCTGTAAGAAGGGACGGGTGATGAATTACCCTGAGTGTGCGGTCTGCAGGCACAACCCGATGAACTGCCCGTGTCCAGACTACGAGCCGAGGCGGTGAAGATGGGCAGGAAATGCAAGGTCTGTCAACACCCCAGACTCCTCGAAATAAACGATGATTTGCTCCGCGGCGTCCCACTCATCGAAATATCACGCAGGTACAACGTTCCATACGAGTCGCTGAAACGCCACCGCAAGAACCACTTCCAGGAGTCCCTCGCCGAGTCACGTGAACGGGTCATAAAGCACATGGGAGCGAAGTTCCGCACCACCCTCGAATACTACGACGCCCTCCTCGAACACTTCCTCCAGCACCCCGAAATCAAGGAAGGCATGACACTCTCCCACGTCCTCCAGATACTCGAGAAACGCTCCCAGCTACTCGGCGAGCAGAAGCAACCTCCACGCGTCGAAATCAGGTGGGGAGTCGGACTCGAAGCGAACGAGGACGGAGTCGACACCATCACAATCAAAATCCCGAAAGAGAAGCGTGAGGAGCATGGAGGCGGAGACACAAACCCGGAAACAGGGTGAAGTCATCACACTACGCTTCAAACCACACCGCGGACAGACAATCGTCCACAACTCGAAGGCACGTTTCAGAGTCCTCGTAGCCGGAGTCAGGTGGGGTAAAACATTATTCGGAGTCCACGAGGCGTTCTGGTACCTCGGCAAACCCAACGCGAAGGTCTGGTGGGTCGCCCCGAAATATTCAGAGGGACTCGTAGCATGGCGTAAATTCCTCGAGTGGATACCCAACTCACTCATCAAGCGAATCAACAGGAAGGAATACGAGATAGAGATGGTCAACGGCTCGATGATATGGTGGAAGACGTCGCAGAACCCCGACGACCTACGGGCTGAGGGACTCGACTTCCTGGTAATCGACGAGGCGGCGTACGTCAAACCCGAGGCGTGGTTCGGCGCACTCAGGACCAGGCTCTCCGATGCAGATAAAATCGGCAAAGCACTTTTCATCGGCACGCCGAAAGGGCTCAACTGGTTCTATCAAATCTACTTACTCGGCAAGAGCGGAGTCGACCCCGACTGGCAGTCGTTCCGCTTCCCGACCTGGACGAACCCGTACATCGACCCCAAGGAAATACAGAGGGCGAAGAAAGACCTGCCCGAACGCATCTTCAGGCAGGAGTACGGTGCAGAGTTCCTCTCGGATTTAGGCTCCATCTTCAACCTCAGGTCGGACGAGCAGGGACGCATAAGAAACGTGAAGGGAGAGTTCGAGCCTCCAATCCCCGGCGAAAGATACTACATGGGAGTAGACTTCGGCAAGCAGGAGGACTTCACCGTCATCACGGTACTGAACTCCCAGGGACACGTGGTCTATTTCGACAGGTTCAAGGCGGTCGGGTACCCGTTGCAGGTCAAGAAGGTGGTTTCAGTCGCGGAACAGTACGACGCGGAGGTGATGATAGACTCACGTGGCATCGGCGAACCACTCTTCGACTACATCCGCCAGAGCTGGAGCAAAGTCCGCGCGTACGACATCAATTCCTCGAGCAAAATCCCCCTCATAGACAACCTCGCAATCGCACTGGAAAAGGGCGAGGTCACCTTCCCCGAGATTCCCCAGCTGATAGACGAACTGAGGATATTCGGTACAGAGACAGACAGGGCGGGCTCAGCCCGCTACCGGGCTCCCAGAGGCTTCCACGACGACTGCGTGATTTCCCTCGCACTTGCCTACTGGTGCATGAGAAAGCGGGCACCCCTTTCATTCACCTTTCTGGAATGGTGACCGAGCGAAAACGTTTTAAACCCGGATAACTCAGATATTAAGGAGGCAATAACTCGATGTCGAGGTTTCTGGACGCCCTCAGAAGATTCGGGAACGCGGTTCTCCTCCGCAAAACCAGAAGCGTGATTCCCTCCTACCACCTCTCGCCCCTACCCGCACCGCGGAAGCCACCCTACAACTACGACCTCCTCTACGACTTCGCGGAGAACTCGTGGATACTCCAGGAAGTCTTCAACGTCATAATCACGGAGGTGAAGAGACCCGGCTGGAAGATAGTTCCCAGGTTCAGGAAGAAATGTGAAGTATGTGGCTGGGAGACCCAGCGTGACGTCGACGAATGCGAGCTGTGTGGCGGGAAAGTCAGACCCCCATCGCCAGCCCAGCTCAGGATTGCACAGAAGCTCATCACCCATCCCAACTCGCAGTACAGCTTCGGCGATTTAATCGGCTCCATAATCTACCACGACCTGGTAGCCGACGACTGGTTCATTTCGATTGCACCGGCCGTCGTCGTCGATGAGAAGACCGGTGAGAAATCCCTCATCCCCGCCGAGATTTACGCGGAGTCCTCCCGGTACGTCCGAATCGTCGCCGACGAGTACGGGAACCTCGGCAAAGACGAGTACTACTGCCCAATCTGCTACAAGCCCGATGAATACTACGATAAGCCGGGAACCTGCCCGAAGTGCGGTCTGCCACTCGAGCGAACCGCATACATCCAAGTTGTCAACGGTGAAATTACGGCGAGGTGGAGCACTGAGCGAATGGTGCATGGCTCCACCGGTCGCGTAGCCCCCTCCCTGTTCGGTCGCCCAAAAATCATACCTCTCTGGGAGCCGCTCAACATCATTAAAGCGTTCGACGAGTACAACCTGGACGCTTACTCCGAAGGCAAAGTTGCGATGATTCTCAACTTCCCCGGTTACTCACAGGAACAGGTCTCGGCTCTACAGCACCAAATCCAGCAGGAGATAACCAGACTCGAGAAGCAGGACAAAATGAAAGGTTATAGACCTAAGAAGACGCTGAGGCAGCTCCTGCTGGGCTCAGAGAAACCAATCCAGGCAATCAAAGCGATGCCAGACCTCTCCGCGATGCAGTCACTTCAATTCTACCTCCTCTACATCCAGGCGGTCTGCGGTCTCTACGGAGTCCAACCCGTCTTCATCTCCCTCCGCATGAAGGAGACGGGAGCCGGCACAATCGCACCCTACATCCAGCTCGAAATCAATAACAGGCGCATCAGGGAAATCCAGCGTGACAAGGAGGAGGTGTTCAACGAGGACTTATTCCCCAAGTTCGGCATCACGGACTGGATGTTCAAGTTCAACCCACCCGAACGCAAGGACGAATTGAGAGCCGCACAAATCTTCGACATCAAAGCGGGCTCACTCGCCACGCTGAGAGGAGCCGGCATAGATGCAAGACTCAACCCTGAGACCGGTGAAATAGAGATACTCGGATACGACCTGGAAGTCCAGAGCAAACGCAGGGAAGGAAAACAGAAGCAGAGACCGAAAATATCGGGTGCCTCTGAGGGAATAATCGAGGGGACGACCACGGAGAGATTTCCACATGGACCCGTAGGGAGACCGCCCGAATGAAAGTGTCGGACGAAATCCTGAAGATAGTCGACCTCGAGAACTACGACCCCAGGAAGGTGAGCAGAGATGATGTTCTAAGGGACGACTGGCGGCTCCTCCTCGCGATGTGGAGTGATAAGCGGAGCGGCAGACGGGAAATCAAATATCCCTTCAAGCTCATTGCGGAGAAGGCGGTCGAGCTAGCCCGGGAGATGCACAGACGTGGAATCGAGTTCCACCCGGAGAAATACAGGAAGTATAGCCGCGAGCTGTTCAGCCTGGTCAAGAACAGGCTGGCGAGGGAGGGCACGCCAATCGCTAAGATGGACGGTCTCTACATCGTAGAGCCACACGCGAAACTCATCCACGAAGGCAAGAAGACGCTGATAATCAAATCCGTTAAACTCACGAACATGATGAACCGACCGCTTCTGTTGCTCGGCGACAAAGCCTACGGAATCATCACGCT